GGCCAAAGTCGATCATACTCCCGGCAGAACACATTGTAATCCTCCCGGGTCCAGGGGCCACCATGCGATCGGGCAGAGGCATTTGCGGCGTCCCAGGAAGCGGCACGAGCAAGCTCTTCAGTCATTCGCATCATTTCGATGTTTCCTCCTCGGCGAAATCTTCAAAAGCAAACGCAATCCACTCTTGATACATCACATTCCAGGCTTGCGTACCGCGCTTAGGAACAAGGGCACAACGTTCCCTTTGCCAGGCTTCAGCGTGTTCTGCAAGCGTCATGTCAATACGTCCCCCTTGGCCAGCATTTGCGCAATTCTTCTCGCGGAACCCGGGCCAATGTAATGCCGGGAATCTTCCGCGCCTCAGCAAGCCTTGCTTCTGGTATCTCGGCAAATACCCCACCGTGCTGAAACGTCCAGTAGTATTGCGGCCATTCATCGAGGAGATAGCAAAGCCTATCTCTCGACCGATGCGATTTAGTCCGAACAAAGACCATGTTGGTCATTTCGATGTTCCCCTGCGATTCGGCGATACACCTTGCAGGCGTATATTTCGCTTGTTCGGCCGTTCGGGCCTCGGCGCTCCGCACGGTTTCCACATAAATAATGCTGGGCAATCCAGGCGTGGTTTCTGCTGCGAGAATTCACCTATTTTGTCATCTTTCATCTTCACTATTCCCCTTGAAGGTTGCGCTACTGAAGTATACCATACAATTCGGCAATCGTCAACAAGATAGCCGGGAGGGGACTTTCGTGTCAGAAATAATTGATTCAGGCACATCACTCCGGTTCGACTACGAAAGCATACCTCCGAACGATTCGGGGCAAATTGGAGCAACATAAGTTACCCTTGCCGTGTGCCCCGAATGGGAAATCATCGGCAGGGGGCGATTTTTGTGCCTGAGAACGCATTTCCTCAATTCCCAAATCGACATAGGCCGATTCAAGATGACACTAATCGTTTTATGTGAACTCTCGACAATCAAGTGTGTGAACACGCTAGTTTCCTTTCGATCGACGACACGAGAGGCACAATCGCCTGGCCTTCTCGTCCCATTTGCCAGTTTGCTTATTCCTGGTAGCCCCCTTGAGGCGCTTCGTGTAGCGCACTTTACGCTTTCCACATTCGTCACATACCTTCATTTTGCTACTCCCTCTTTCTCGAAATTCAGGGTTTCCAGTTCAGATGGGCTCGTACTGTAAGCCCTCGAATTCCCTTTTCAAGTTTCGATGCGCTTCCAATTCGATTGTGTCCATCTCATCCGGCTCAACGTTGTCGTAATCGAGAACAGCAACGGAAATATCCGTTGAATCGGAACGTACGGCCTGAACCACACCACCACGAACCATGATGACAACTCGCATTTTCGCTACTCTCCTCTCCTCGGAACAAGTGAAAACGGTAACCGAGTCTGCGCCCCATGTTGGGGCGCATGGTCGGGTATCGTCAGTCGTCAAGAACATCGGCGTAGTATTCAGCCCACAATTCGACAACCTCCCTACTCGCAGTGAGCCCTCGGACAAAACCGCTGAGCCCCTCCCTGGAAATCTCATCCTGGACATACTCCACCCCGATCAAAGTCAGTGGATTTTCGAGCCACACACCGATCCTGCGTCCACTGGATAGCTCGATTGCATTGACGCAATTCGGTCCTGCCCCGCAATGCTGGGGGTAATCAGACTCCCCACCCCCGTTCGAGTATGGGCCTTTCGGAAATTCGTCGGAATCGTAGGTATCTTCCATATCAGGATGCGCCGGCGATAGGTCGATTTCGGCAAGATTCTCCTGAATTGTTTCCCCGCAATCCTTGCAATACAGATTACCTTGGTAAACGTACACTTGCATGGCAATGTCTCCCTTGGTTAATAATGCAGTGGCCGGCTTAGTCGTAGCCGATCAGAGAGGACGACAATACGGGGGCAAGAGGTTTTCGTCAAGACAAGCATGGTCGTAGCAATCAGTTCGCCCACAAGCATCGCAACGCGATACGGCCGGGTTTTCGGTTTTGCCCTCATTCCAGCGAATGGAAATGAAGTAATAGATTTCGTCGAGAGTGTCGTATATGGCCTGGACACTGGGGTTTTCAGGCAGCGCTTCCCATCCCTCTTGCTCCAGAATCCGCGCTTCCATGTCCTCTACGTCAAAATCATTCATTGCCATTTGCTCTAGACAATCGTCAATAGCTTCAGCCGGGTTGTCACCGATGCCCGTAATGACATTCTCAAACCGGGTAAAGACAACCCCGCAGCCCTGGAAGTATTGGGAATGCTCTATCCCGTGGTCGATCAATTGAAACTCGTCAATTTGTCTCGTCATAGCTCATTCTCCTAGATTGAAACGTTTGCGAAACCATACGATGCGCCAATGGGCGCACTAGCACCTACAAAGTTCACACTGCATCAGCGCAGCCGTACCCTTTGGCGAATTGCCCTAAGTCTGCAAGTAGCTCTGCTTTGCTGGCATAAGGTGGGCCGGTTCGGGGCCAAAACCCGGCAATATTACGCCCGTCGGCCACGGAAACAATTCGCCATAGGTTAGGTCCGTCGTGAACATACCCCAGTTCGGGGAAGCGTGTCTTTCTGTAGTTATCGGACATGGCATTCTCCTTGCAGGCTTCCTAAGGTCATAATTGGTGCCATTACGCTTGCGTTCGCTGAATGGTTCTGACCATATATTTGGCCATATCCACCGCTACCTTGGGATTCGGGACAAGTAGTACGGTTCCGTCAGGCTGCGCCCCGTCGGCGTACCTATTCTCGTGAAACCAATACTCAATTACATCACGGTTACGGCGATAATATCCACCTTTGTAGCTTGGCATCGCACGCCCCCCCTCATAGGCTTCTCAGAATGCGGTTGCAGGATTCAAGTTGCGCTTCGAGCGCTCGCAAGTGGTGTACTATTGCCATGCGTGATCCACGCAACGCGATGGGCGCCATGTACAAACGTTGCTTCTCAAGCTGGATTGCCGACAACAGGCGGTTGCGATTGTCTTTGACGGATTGAAGCATCGGTTCATTCTCCGTGATTACAGTTAAGGGCAACCGCTTCCCCGCCAATGTCAATACCATTTGGTAGGGGGCGCGTGTTTAAGTGTACTCTCATGCCACATTTGGTACACTCTCCAGACTGAAGACTTCCGTATTCTCCATGCCAGGGAGGAGTAAAGCGCATGATATGACCCCGCAACCCGCAAGCTTCCCGTGCTTCTACGCGTAACTGATCAAGTGATTGCATAATTTTGCTCCAATCTTGCAGCTAACACTAAACCAAGCGTCATGGTCGATACGTTTGTGCAAAGTTCTATCTCAATCCAGGTCATGTTTCCATCGGGGTCTTTCTGCTCTTCGCAAATCGCACGATTCACAAGGCGCCTCAGCGTTTCCCTGAACTCTTTGACTGTCATGGCGTGTCCCCTGAGGTTTTGAGGTTAGTGTGACGGTTGTGCGATTTCGACTGCTTTCGCAAACTGAAAATACACCGCAGCAGGGTATGCCTCTCCAATGAAGTGATTGCCTGAACTACTAGAATCCCTCTGCGTCGCCAAGTGGAACAATTGCTTGCCAGTCTAAGCGATGGGCGGCCCGCTTCTGTTGCATTCTGATTGTCTTGGCCATAGCCTTGCGATTGCTCCAAACTTGAAACCGTACATCGTCCCCTGAGGGACGCTTTGCGGTACACTCAGGGTATTGCGGTTTGTGTGTCGATGCTTGGTAGAATGGCAAGACGTAGGAAGAGGGGCATGCCATAGCAATTCTCCAATTTGTGAAACCCCGGGTGTTTGCTTGATCCAATTCAAGCCTAACTCACAATTGGCCAGCCGTCAAGCAAAACATGGGAAATAGCCGAAAAAACGCAAAGACGGGCTAGATATAGACTTGCGCTCAATTTGACGCGCCATGATCCAAAATTGACCAAGAAGTGGTGGGGTTGTATGGCCAAAACGGCCTGTTGGTGGGGTGTATGACGAGAAGCGTCAAGCTGAACTATGCTACATGCCACCCAATTATACTAGAAAAGCCTCCCTGGAAGTATCAGGGAGGCTTTGTGGAGCGCTGGGTGGGATTGTCGGCCATCCAATGCAGTGGACCGTTGCGTCAAGCTTTAGAAAGGGCACGGAATGACTACGACATGAGCGCTCCGAGGGTGAAGGCTACTTTACCTGCCAGGGCAGCACAGGGGCCGCAGGAGGAAGCGGTTCGGGTTCGTGTGCTTCGGATGCCGCATGGGCACCTGGAACTGTTATATCGGGCTCCTGAGGCTGTTGAGAGGGAAGGGCGTCTGCTTGTGCCTGCAGTGCCTCAATCTCTTCTTCTTCTGTAAACGTTGGCGCAACGGGTTCTGCTCGGCGTGCAGCGACACGTTTGCGGTGGGCCTTGCGATTATCCCGGGCCGCTCGGCGTTCGGCCAATTCGGCCGCCTCTCGTTCTCGGAGTGCCCGGTCGGCGGCCACGACTTGCGCGTCAACTTGCGCGTCAACTTGCGCGTTGATTGTATCAGCGGCCGGAAGGTCGGCCAACTCGGCGCCTTGTTCCCGCATCTTGTTGGCGAGCGCAATGGCAAATGGGCCGGAGATTGGCCGGCGCTTGCGACGCGTGGGCAGGGTGAGTCCCATTTTCTCTAATTCTTCCCAAGTTATTGTGTTGCGCCTTATTTCCCTTCTTGCAGTTTGATAGCATGCAACACAAATACCACGAGTGCTAGCATTGTTATCACAACCCGGCGTCAGACATTTAGGGAGTGGCGGAATCGGAACTGTCATACTGTTTCCTTCCTAATACTGGGAACACGAAGCGAAGACCATATAATCAAGTGTATCATACTTAATAGCGCTGTCAATAGAAAAGAGAAGGAATTCGTAATAATTTCCGAGAATGTGAGGAAGCTGTCCAATAGAGGGGGTGGCGGGAAGTGTCATGTTATTATCGCCAATGGTGGGGATGCTTCGCCAGACACTTGATAGGTTAGCGAAGGAGTTATGTTTATAGTTACTGACAATAGGGTATATTTGGTTGATACAAGAAAAGAGAGAATAAAGCTTCTATAGTAGTATATGAGTGTGTGTGTATGTGTGTGTGTCAGTGTGTAACTCTACCCTCTCTCCCCTTTTTTTTCTAATCCCTACAATCGTTATAAGCTGGATGATCCACGTGTATTCCAGGAGTCTTTATAAGCGCGCACCGACATTGCAGACACTTGGACCGGGTGCCCCCATGCCACCCGGGTTTTTGCGGGGGTTAAATCCAATAGAGGGGGTGTGTATTATGCATGAGCCTGGGGTGACGGCGGAGCTAACTCAAGCTTGCACATTTGGCCAATGCGCCAAATGCCCAAGTATATAGTGGCATTTTGCAACGGTATACAGTTGCATTTTGCCTCTGTAGCCGGTACAGTACACGGTATGGGTAGCATGGTTGGCATATGGCGTGTCCTCAAGCGCCATGATAGCAACGGGTTGCAACGATTTTGCGGCGAATAAGGGCCGGGGGGCCCCATCTAATTGTCAGAATCGGAATCACTTTGCCCCGCTTTTCTCTTTCCCGTACTACTTATCCCGTCTTCCCCTGCGCGCAATGTCACAAACTTCGATCGCTTTTTCTGACATTACCATACTCCGTACTGCGCAATATAAATCGTAACATGGGGCCCCCTATATTATATAATTCCTAATAAGTTTCCAATAATGTGTCTCGCTATAATTCCAGAAAATAGACGAAGAATAATGTTCCGGGCTACTTCCTGAACTTCCGTCTCGGGGCCCCGGCGTACCCACTGGACAGCCAATGGATTCAGAAATGGGGTCCCACTTCCAAATCGCGTGTAATTGTTTTATGAATTTCTCTCGACAATCGCCCGGTCTCATGGTAAGATGGAATCTGGCCTCGTGTGGTAGCTGACTTCAAGTCAGCGATAAGGCGAATTGCAGGTCTGACTCCCGTCAGCGTCCCTTATTGAATTCGTATTGCGAAGAAAGAGGAGAGCAGGTAATGCATACGTGGTATCATCAAGATGATGTGCTTGGGTATTGCATTCTGAGTGCGCTTACTGGTCTGATCATTGGCCTGCTGATCGGTGCCTATATCTGTTAACCAAGGGAGAAGAGAGATGAGTTTAGTAGTGCAATGTGAACTTTGTGGCGCTACGTATAACAACCGCAATGAGGGAACAACAATTATTTCCGGGTATTACGCAATGGCAGCGCTTACTGAACCAGATTACATTGTTCATGCGCAAATAGATTGCTGCCCTAAGTGCGCCGAGACTCTTGGCCTTCTGAGTAACGAACATTGCGACGTTCAGGCAGCAAAGGATGCGATGGTAGCGCTTCTGGCTACGGCTTTTCATGCTCGTAGGCTGGACATGGAGTTGAAGGCGGCAGCGAAGCGAAATCCGATTTTGACTGAGAATCAGATCGAAAAGACGGAGGAAGAGATGTGGGGCAGTATGGACATTCCAGTAGTTACACCAATTGCGGCATCCGAAGAAGGAGAGAGACAATGAAGAGACAATTTGAAATTGAATTTCCCGACGATCCGAAGACCCTGGACGTTACCGCTCGCGATCTGGACGGTTGCATTAAAACGAAGTGTCATATCGACCCATTTCTCGCTCGGGACGTTGTTGTTCGCGACATCACTGATTACGTCGCCGACATCGAGAAGGAAGCCGATGACAATTTCTACGATAGGGTTGATGAGCCGTCGCCGTCTGAGGCGCCCGTCTATCCATCCGAGGACGCCTTCAGGGAACTTCACGGACTGCTGGATCGCGCACACTGTGACGACAACGTTCATACCGCTGTCGAGGATTGGCTGTACGAGTACGTCTTTGTGGAGTGTCCTGATCCACCAGAAGAGTCTTCCGAGGAATATCCGTATACGCCTTATGGTGCCAAGTTGACTCCCGATCCCTCGCTTCTCAATAAGGAAGATAAATGGGACGCTCTCCAGCCGTGGGCCTTGAGTTTCTTTAATGGTTGTCTTGGAGCCCTCCACGGGCGCCTTTTCTTCTTCAGACTCCCGTAATTGCGTAAGGTACGCTTGAATGCCATTCAGATCAGAAGCACAACGACGGCTTCTCTGGGCAAGGCATCCAGAACTTGCGAAGCGCTGGACGGAGAAATATGGTTCGGCAATTCGTCCAAAGAAAAAGAAGAAACTCCCCGTCAAGAAGAAGGTGCCATAGATGGTCACTCTGCCATCTGAGGATCATTACGACTACCAGGCCAATACTCCACCGCAGGCACCGAGGCAAAAGAGGCTCGATGATGATCAATGGAGTGAGATCATTGAGAGGTATCTTTCAGGTGAACGTTGCGGGGATTTGGCTAAAGAGTTTAACGTATCACACAGTTGTGTTTCAAATCACATGAGGGAGCGCCTGATCCAGCGCGGATCAGTTAGCGGTAAGATTCGCGATACGAATTTGAGGAAGTTTTCATCCGAGGCAAGGAGTATACTCTGGAGGGAGGAAAACGGAATCAACGAGAGGCATCCGCTGTATCATGGATGGAAGGATGCCGTTGAGGAGTTCAAGAGTAAACATAAGTGCTCGCTTGGCGCGGCGATCATTCAGGTGTGCAAAAACTACAAGCAACTCTGGCCGTTGTTCCGAAGGTACAACGTTGAACAATTTGATAAGTATCCCGAATCGCATCCGGGGATTACTGCATATCGGAATCTCAGGAAGAAGGAGAAGGCTATCGCTAAAATAAGGAATGAGGGCGTCGAGCAGAGTCATAGGCAGAATTTGAGTTGGGCGATTTCTGCGGCCGGCGAAAATGCGCGAACGGGGGTTGATCCCGAATCCTGCCCGAATGACGCTGCATATTACCTGTATATGCAGGCGATTGAGTCACCGAAGGAGTTCTTGGCCCGATTTACCGCAATCGAATCCAAGGCCAACGATGGAGACGCACCGAATCGTCTAGCAAGCGAGCGCTCCATTGGAGAGTTGGATAGCATGTTGGACACTATACTTGATGATTCTGAAAATGATGAGGAGATTAAAGAGGAGAGAGAGGAAGCGCAGCGCATGGAATGAAAACCCCATTCAAAGATCGGGTGCCTACCGATCTTGCCGAGAACATCAAGTGGCGCGTTGCGGTGCATCGGCGCACAATGAAAGACCCTAAGTTCAGGAATGCGCTTAGGGCCTGCTGTGCAGCCGATCCAATCTTTTTCCTGAACGGCTTTGGCTGGACTTATGATCCACGGGGCTTGACGCCAGACAAGCAACGTCCGTTTCCAAAGATACCGTTCATTCTGTATCCGTTTCAAGAAGAGGCGCTTGCGTGGCTGATAGACCATATTGGTCGCAGGGACGGGCTCATTGAGAAATCCCGCGACATGGGTGCATCATGCCTCTGCATCTCGGCCGTGTCATGGTATTGGCTGTTTCGGCCTCTGCAATCCTTCTTGCTGGTGTCTCGCGTCGAAGAGTACGTCGAGAAATCCGGCAATCCGAAAGCACTGTTCTGGAAGTTCGACTATCTGATCGACAATCTTCCACAATGGCTTCGTCCACTCGGGTATAATCACAATGCGCATCGTATGAAGATGCACGCCGAGAACCCCGAGAATGGGTCCGTTATTGACGGCGAATCGACGAACAAGCGGGTGGCTCGCGGCGACAGGCGTACTGCAATCATTCTGGACGAGTTTGCTGCCGTCGAAACCGGGGATCAGGTGCTTTCTTCGACAAGAGATGCTACGCCTTGTAGAATCTTCAATTCGACCCCCGAGGGTATCGCGAATGCATTCTACAAGATGAAGTGCTCGAATATTGACAAGCTTCGCCTCCATTGGACGACACACCCGCTGAAGGCCGCCGGATTGTACTCAAAAGTTGGCGGAACTTACCAGATCCTTGATGAGGAATACTGGTCGAAGATTGACAATCCATTTGAGCAGATGGCGGCACTTGATAAGTTAATTGTTGACAAGGAAGTTCCACTTCCTGACGATAAGTGCAGGAGTCCGTGGTATGCGAACGAATGTGATCGCGCTGGATCAGCGAGAGAGATCGCGCAGGAAGTTGACATCGACTACGAGGGGAGCGGTCATCAATTTTTCAGTGCTGAGAAAATTCAGGAGTTGATTCTTAGTGGTACACGACCGCCGTTTGTTATTGGCGATTTAGAGATTGACGAAACGACCTGCGAGCCAATTCGATTTCGGGAAGATTCAAATGGGCGGCTGCGCTTGTGGTGTTTGCTCGATGCCGATGGCAATCCAACTTGCAAGAACAAGCTTTCGATTGGTATTGACGTATCAGCCGGCACGGGGGCATCGAATTCTTGCCTTGCTGGGATTGACATTAAGTTACAGGAGAAGGTTTTCGAGTTTGCGTCTCCGTATATGCGGCCGGAAGCATTTGGGAAATATGCCGTTGCAATTGCGCGGTGGTTTGCCGGAGATGCGAAGAATAGAAAGCCGTTTTTGATTTGGGAATCGGGCGGACCCGGGCGCCAGTTTGGTAGTGTGGTCATTGAGTCCGGGTACTCAAATGTGTATTATCGAAAGAATGATACATCCATCACGAAGAAGGTAACCGATTTTCCCGGTTGGGCGGCCGTTCCCGAAGCAAAGGACGCCCTGCTTGGAAGTTATCGCGATGCGATTGAAAGTAAACGATACCAGAATTGGTCCAAGTTGGCGATGGAGGAAACTCTTGAGTATGTTTTTGGCGCCACTGGTCATGTAATGCATGCCAAGTCGGCAAATAAAGATGACCCATCGGGGGCGAAATCGAATCATGGCGATAGGGTAACTGCCGATGCGCTGGCCTGGAAGGGGGTGGGCGAGCGCGGGGCGAAACCGAAGAGAAGTAGGGAACCCGACATCCCAGTCGGTTCACTTGCTTGGCGTAGGAAGATGCGCGAAGAAGAAAAGCGACCATTGAATAGTGAATTAGGCCCTGGTTGGTAGAAAGGCACAATTAGGATGAAATTTCCTGAAGAAAAATTTTCTCGTTTAACGAAGTCGATTGACTGGTCCATTCGGCAGCTTGGTTTGCCGAGAAGTAATCGAGTCGAGTCTGTAAAGCAACTTGTTGGGACTCATCATTCCGAAGGTGGTGCCGCGCGTAATCTTCCCGTCAACATGATAAAGTTAGCGCACGATATTTACGTTCGCTCGCTTGCTGCGCGCGCTCCGAGAGTTTTGGTCACTACAACCGATCGTTCGAGGCGAGCGATTGCGGCGAGTTTTGAATTGGCCCTCAATCAGATTCCGAAGGAAATAGGGCTCAGTAGGACATTGAGGGAAGTTGTTTCTGAAGCGCTTTTCGGAATTGGCGTTGTGAAGATTGGACTGCATTCGGTTGGCGAGGCACTCGGACATTCATATGGTGAGCCGTTTGTTGATTGCATCACGTTTGATGATTACTTCTTGGATATGACTGCGAAGCGTCTTGATCTTATTCAGTATGAAGGGAATGATTACTGGTTGACGGTTGACGAGATTCGCGAAAATGAGAGGTTTTATAAGGAAGCTAGAACTGATCTGACCGCGGAAGAGGATGCTTTCATTGGAGAGCAAGGCGAGGAGCGAGCCGAAGGTATTGCGGTTTCTGGGAACGCCCATGCGTATAGTGGGCGCGTTCCAATTCGAGACGTATGGCTCGTTGACGAAGGATTGTTGATAACGTATCTCATTCGATCAAAAAAGATTCTTGGCGTTGTTGAATGGAATGGTCCGAAGCTCGGTCCATATCGGAAGCTCGGCTATGCTAGCGTTCCCGGTAATTTGCTTCCGCTTGCGCCGGTTTCGGCATGGCGTGATTTGCACGACATCTCAAATGCGCTTTTTCGCAAGATGGCCAATCAGGCTGATAGTCAAAAGAGCGTTCTCGGTTTCAGTGGGGACAATGATGATGAGGTCAGCGCCTTTAAGGGCGCATCCGATGGTGGCGGGATACACTACGCCGGGCCAGAGCCGAAGAAGTTGATGGCCGGCGGTGTCTCACCGAACACTCTTGCGTTCTATCAGGTATGTCGAGAGCTTTCGTCATATTTCGGCGGTAATCTTGATGCACTCGGTGGCTTGGCTCCAATGACGGAGACGGTGGGGCAGGATAAATTATTGACTGAATCAGCAAGTGCGCAGATGCGCGATATGTCAAGCAAGACCATTGACTTCATTCGGTCTATTTTTGAAGACTTGGCATGGTACGAATGGAACGATCCAGTTAGAAAGCGTATGCTCGAAAAGCAAATTCCCGGAATGCGTGAAATGTCCATTCCCGTGGTGTGGGATAGTGAAACGCGTCAAGGTGATTTTGATGCGTTTAATTTTGACATTGACGTTTACAGCAGTCAGGATGATGCACCGAGCCTCAAGCTGCAACGGTTAGGTTACATCATGCAGACGTACATTGCTCCGCTGGCGCCCGAAATCGAACGACAGGGTGGGCAAATAGACGTGCAGTTGATTTTGGATACTGTTTTCAAGCTTTCTGACTTTGAGGATCTCAAGGATATTGTGACGTTTGTTGAATCGTCACAAAATGATGCATCCGCTCAAGCGGCGCCGGGTGGCGGTGCCGAGGCTGTTTCCGGCCCCCCGCCTGGACGGCGACCTAGCGGTAGTGATTCTGATGTGCTTCAGCAAGTTTTATCTCGTGGCCAAACTTTGGAGGATGTGTGATGGAGGAGCTTATTAGATACTTGTTGGGCTGGCAAGAAGCTGCCGGCAAAGCGGCGCGGCCGCTGCCAAAGAAGCCGGTTCCAGAACCCGAGACTGGGTATCCGGCTGGTGCAACTGAGGAAGAAAAATTGCGCATAGCGCAAGAAAGAATTCGAGCGCAGAGGGAAGCTGAGGCAGCCGGGAAGCCGCGCGACATAGGGGGGCCATTTGGCAAATTGCCTGAGAGGATACGTGGTCAAGTTGAGGCGATTGCGGGGGAAAAGCCAAAGAAAGACGCTAAGAAGCCGTGGTACAAAAAGGGGCTTTATGACCTTTTTTAGGGTTGACATGGTTATGCTGGCGTGGTACAATGGAAAATGAAGGAGACGATCATTCCGACATACTGTTACAAAACGCAATCCGGCAGAGTGGTTGAGCGGGAGTTCCGCATAGGTGAGGCCCCCGCCGAAGTTTGGGTCGATGGGAAAATGGCCAGGCGCGACTACCAAGCGGAACAAGTGAAAGTTCCGTCCCTCGCCGGATGGCCAATGGAACCCTGCGTTTCCTCGGGAGTTCATGCTTCTCAGGCTGGCGAACTCAGGGAGTTCCTGAAGAAGAGTGGCGTCCCGACAGAAGTGACGCCTGGTGGTGATCCTGTGTATCGGGACAAGAATCACAGAACGAAAGCACTGAAGGTGCGTGGTTTAGTCGATCGCAATTAACACGAGAAGAGAGAGGTTCATTATGGCGCTGAATGAAGAATTTGTGACCGAAATCAACGAGGCCGTTGATGAAGTCGTTGAATCTACAGAACCAGAACAGACATCCGATAAGCTTGCCGAGCCTGCCGATTCGGTCGAGTCAACCGACGATAAAGTTGAAGCCGAGGTTTCCGCCGTTATTGCCGATGAAGCCAAAGAAGTAGAGAACGAAGAAATCAAGGAAGAAGAGAAGGAAGAGGGGGAAGTCAAAAAAGAGGAGGAGGAGCCAGTACAAATTAAGGCTCCCGAATCTCGTGATCCCGAATTGTTTGCTCGTGCGGTTCGGGCTGGCATGACTGTTTCTGAAGTTCAATCGTTTCCGAGCGATGCAGCGCTTGCTGCCGTTTGCGGAGTAATGGAGCGTACGCAGTCTACCGAGACAAAACAAAAAGAAGATAAGGGGCCGGACCCGCTCGATGCTTTTGCCAATCTCGATCCAGATGTTTATGAAGCCGAGACTATCGAGATGTTCGGTGCCTTGGCTAATGAAATTAAATCTCAGCGCGAACAACTTCGCGCCCTAACGGAGAGTCAACAGCAATTTGCGACTGTCGGTAACGCGGCGGCAGCACATGAGATAGAAAAGTGGTTTGACGCCGAAGTCGAAGGTCTTGGTTCCGACTTCAGCGAATCCCTCGGCACGGGGGCGTATAGCTCACTTGATCGGGGAAGTCCGCAATTCGCCAAGCGTGAGGCGATTGCCGATCACATGGCAGTCACGCTAGCTGGCCTCCAGGCAACCGGCCGTCCGGTGCCTTCTCGCGAGGAGTTGTTCAAAGCTGCGGCCAGGCTTGTCTTGGGCGACGAATTCGCGAAGGTAAGTGAACGAAAACTTCAAGCTGCACTCAAGAAAAGAAGTACGCAGCATATCAGTCGGGTTAGAAAAACCGGCGATCAACCAACTAATAAATCACCGGCAGAAGAAACCGCAGCTTTGCTCGATGAGAAATTCTTCAGCAAGTAGCGATTAGTCGTCTGCTGGTTCAGGAGGTCAGCACATGACATTGCAGTATTCCGACATCGACGACGCGGTGCTTTTGACTCAAGAGAATCTCGTCAAGAAAGGTGCATTCCTTGACCTGCAGACGGACTTGAGTGATCATGTCGCCGTCCGCGAAATGTGGAAGGAGCGCCAGCATAAATTCGAGGGCGGCCACCCCTGGGAGTTCCAGGCACAGACCGACCATAATCATAGTGCTCGCACCGTCGGCCTATTTGAGACTGATGGCTCCGCGCTCACCGACACGATGGTCCAGGGCGAGGTTGACGTGCGTCACGTCAACGCTCACTACATCTACGATCAGCGGGAAAAGGCGTTTCAGCGCGGTGGCAAGGCGATCGTGGATCTTATTCAAACTCGCTACACGGGCATGATGATCTCGTTCTACGAGTTGCTTGAGGAGATTTTGTGGGGCAAGCCGGCAACCAGCGCCGACAAGAAGACTCCTTACGGAATCGAATATTGGATCACGAAGACTCTCGTTGGCACTGAGGGTTTCGGCGGCCTTAATCCCGTTGGTTTTGCCGATGGCAAGGCTAACATTAGTTCTACTGATTACCCACGCTGGGCCAATTGGACGGCGAACTATGTTGCCGTTACCAAGGAGGATTTGGTTCGGAAGATGCGCAAGGCACATCGGAATATTCAATTCCGATCCCCTGTATCCCATGCGCAGCCCGTTGTCGGTTCGATGAAAAACGGCATTTACTCGAACGATAGTGTGATTGGCCTTCTGGAGGAGATCCTTGAGGATCAGAATATGAACCTCGGGAATGATCTTGACTCTAAGGGCGGTAAGACGCTATTCAAGAGTACGCCCGTTACGTACGCTCCGTATCTTGATAACGATGCCGACAATCCGGTTTACATGCTGGATTGGAAGTGGCTTGCTGTTGGTGTGTTGGCCGGGTGGGAAAACCAACTCGGCAAGCCTTATATGCCGAAAGATAAGCATCTTGTGCGGCGCGTCGATCTCGATGCCTCTCTCCAGATGATCTGCACGAATCTCCGAAAGCAGGCGGTTATCTGTCTCGCGTAGTTCCAACCCCGGGGATTTCCGCTCCGCCCAGCAGGCGGAGCGGCCTCCGGGCTTATTTCGCAAATTTCAATCAACAGGAGATTGAGGAATGACAAGTTTTGCTCTTAATGGTCATCAGAAGCAAGAGAACCGTCGGCCCTTGTGGGTCTGGTTCAATGGCACAACTGCGCTCTTGGAAGGTCAGGGCGTGTGTTACTTGTGGGATGGCGTTGCAGCCGAGAGTCTGTCGGCCGCTACTGTTTCGGATGCGCGACGGTACAATTGGGTTGAGTTGCCGAGCGTTGACAATAACATGCACTTTGCCGGTGTTTGTGCTCGCGCCTATTCGGCTAAGGCCGGTGGCCAGTTGATTGAGATCAATGCGCCTGGCAGTGTTTGCCACATTCTGTTGAAGCAGGATGTGGTTCTCGGCACGACCTTGCGAGTCACCTGTGAGGCTGGCGGTACGTATGCGGGTTACTTCCGAGATCCTGGCTTCCAGGGCGAAGGTTCTGCATGTCCGCTTCAAACGGTTTCTGCGGCCGCTACGGCGGCATTGTGCCTAGCCAAGCTTGAGGAGGGGGAGCCTTCCGGGCTGGTCGAGAACGTAGTTACGAATACTGACGGCCTCCTTGACGGTGGCGCAACTACCATTATGGTTGGCGGTGTGACGTATTTCGATACGGACATTAGCACTGGCGGGGATGCCACGGCCACTCTAGCCGATGGAACTGTTTGCGGCCTAAAAAAGGCATTTGTTGCTCGGGCAGCGCAAACCAATGATATGGTTATCAATGTCACGAGTGGACTTGAAGGTGTGGCGAATGCTGACCCAACGGACGCCCTGGCTACCGTGAAGCTCGATGCCGACTTGGAGGAGACTTTCCTTCAATGGCGAGCGCTTGACACGAATGGTCTCTGGTACATCCAGCATACCGTTGGCGCGACCATTGCGTAAGTGATACCCGCGCGGAGTCGGCGGCAGCGTTCTCTCTTCCGCTGCTGCCGACTATTTTTCTTTTGTTAGGATTTGCTCATGGCCGAAAGTTCCCTTACCCTGGGGTTTCCCGAATTACGCCAAGCAATTGGATTCTATCTCGGTTACGGAAGCGTGATTGGCGATTGGACCGCAACCCAGATAGCGGTAATTGAGACCATTGTGCAGACAGGCTATCGACGTGTTCTCTATCCACCAGCAATTGATGCCTCGACAGTTGGGTATGAATGGTCGTTTTTGCGACCATCTACTACGCTTGACATCGAAACGGATATTGGCGATTATGATCTGCCCGACAGTTTCAATCGAATTGTCGGGGAGTTTCATTATGAACCGGATGAACATCGGTCGGCCGTAAAAATCATTGCACTTGCTGCACTTCTCGATATGCGGGCCCATTCAGACAGGAACAGCGCTCCTTCTTTTGCGGCAACTCGTTACAAGTCTTCAGACGGTACGGCTGGGCAGTTGCAGGAAGTTCTTTTCTACCCGGAACCAGATGCCGATTACACGCTTCATTACAGCTTCGATGCTTATACTGGTAAGCTAACTGACGCGGCTCCGTATCCGCTTGGCGGAATGGCCATGTCTGAGTTGTACAAGGAAACATGTCTGGCTGTTGCGGAGATTCGCAATGGGGATGAAGTAGGAATTCATAACGCCCTCGCCCAGACTCTCCTAATCGACGCCATTGCCCGCGACAGGAAGAAAGGTGCAAGGAATTTTGGCAATATGGGTCAACCGGATGGGGTAACGGCTGACGCAAAGTGGCAACGCGGGAGCAAGTTACATGATGGGGCCTACGAAATCACTTACGCCGGGGAATATCTATAATGAAAGCTGGAGTAACTGCGCTTACTGGTGGATCGAGTGAACTCATTATTGCCGAGGATGAGCACCGAGATCACTTGACTGTCCAACTTCATGGCACCGAGACGGTTGATCTTGCTTTTGGCGAAGCCGCTGCGGATGCGACTGGAATTCGTTTGCTGTATCCAGGTTGTTCCGTGCGGGTTCTCGGCGCCAAGGCAAGGTTGGCCGTGTACGGCTGGGCTAGTGGCGCCGTCAATGTCGGTACCGAGACTACCGAAGATGTTGAATATCGACCCGGGTCTTTCGCATACGGGTATTAAGTATGGCGGCCTATTCATGGGATGTTGAAGCCGATGTCGAGAAGCAACTTCTCGCGGCCGACGAGTACCGTAACGAATACGTCCTGCAATTGCACACGCAAGCCGTGAATGGCGACAATCCGGTGTTCCTCGGTTTCGGTGAGGATGCAGTAACTGAAACCGGCCTCATGCTTGGTGGTATTGGTCATACCGTGCGAGTTCTCGGTGCTAAGGCGAGGCTCGCCTTGAATGCATTGAGTGCTGCTATTTCATCTGGCGGTATTGAGACGCATACTAGTATCGAGTATCGGCATGTGCTAAATTACCCAATTTGGCAAAAACGACAGCCAACCGCAACGAAACCCATTATGATTCACCCGTCCCCACTGGATGATTCAGTGGATGTAGCGACCGACTGGGACCCGTTTTTTCTCATGTTTGACATGGATGTACAGGCTGTCGCTGGTGATATAGTCCTCCACGAATCGGTTGGCGATGCCGTCGTGGAGACGATTGCGATAGGCGATACCAACATTGTTGGCGCCATAGTTGAGTTTTCCCTGACTGCTCCACTTTCGCCCTCGACTGGTTATTACTTTCTGATTGCCGCTGGCGTCATTGAAGGAACGAATACCGTCGATTGGGGTGGCATTGCTGATAAAACTGTTTGGAATTTCACAACCGCGTAAACGGGAGAAAATAGGATGATTAGTCGTGTCTGTTCTTTGATCAAGATGATGGTGCCAGAGCGCAATCGAGGGCTTTTGTGGGCCAGCAAGTCTCGCGTTCCATCGAATGTTACTGATGCCGATGGCTATCAAACTGGTTGTATCTGGCTGAATACGGCTGGTGCCGCTGGAACCTGCGTGTGGACCAATGAGGGTTCCGTGACCGCCGCATCGTGGGTTGCTGCGGATACCTCTGCGGGTGACGCGGCCGGTACGGTTCAGTTCGATGACGCCACCACTGGACCGCTGATTTCCATCGAGACGGCGGATCAGGAAGGGGATGCGTATTTGAACCCGTTCCTGATTACGGGGACTTATGCAAGTGAGTGCAAGAAGGGGATTATGTTAAGTGCGAGCAATCCCCGCCCGGTGACTTTTCTGTTTGATAACCATTCTGTTGCCCTTGGAGCGGCCGATTATCGCGCCGTTCTTTCGCGCGTGTACATTTGCTCCGATCAGGCGAACATCATTACCTTGAATGCGTTACGTGGGCAGATTAAGCTTGCCGATCTTGTTGATGTCACTAGCGCAGATGCGATGGTTAATTCCGTTCGTGGGTATCTGGAGCTTGCTGGTACCGGAGCGCGCACGGTCAATGGTCACATGGCGGGCGTCACGGCGTTCCTTGAGGAAGGCGCGTCTGGCACGACCACCATTGGTGACGTTCTCTGTGGGTTCGAGGCACAACTTAACTCGACGCGAACCTATGCCGGCGCTGGGAAACTGGCTGCGTACTATGCTGGCATTCATGGTGCGGGGACTTCCAAGTGGCAGTATGGCCTATACGTCCCAGGTGGCGCCGTGTCGGCCGGAATTTGCCTTGGCGTGCAGGATACCGGCATTGGGTTGACTACTGCTTTCCCGTTTGCGGTTGAAGTCCAGTGTGAAGCGAATGCTGATATTGTGGCTGGCGACACTGGCTCGACTGCTGGCGTCTATGCTCGCTACGCCGTCGAGACTGCGCAAACCTCGAACACTGCCCATATTGGCATGTTCGGCAAGTTGCGAGTTAAAGCCGATCTTGGCGAGGGTAATCATGCCGGCGTAATGGGGTGGGTTGAAATTTCCGGTACTACAGAACTAGGGGGTAGTGCGACCACCACGACTGCTGCTGGCAATTTTGCCGTCATTGCCGAAAGTGGTCTCGATCTCTCGACTGGACACTTGAACGGTGTTGTTGTTGATTGTAGTGTTGATGATGCGGCTACAATTACCGGGTCGCTGACTGGCGTTCGCCTCAAGAGTAGCGCGGGTTGCTATGGCTGGGCTACTGGTATTCTGGTTGACCTCGGAACGAATGTTGACGCCGCCTTGGAGCTTAGTTCCACCGGAGTGTCGATCATCCTTCCGCAATCCACTAATGATGCCGCAAGTCCTGCGCTTCTGGGGCTTTCCATCGCTGCATCTGGTGCAATGACTGCGACTACGAGCGGCGATCCTACGTTTACGGGTATCAGTATCACGACCCCAGCTTGCACGTGTACCCTAGACAGCATCGTATCCACTGGTCTCTCGATTACCACAGGTACGATTACCGAAACCGGCGGTACGATGACTTCTACTGCTGTGTTGCTCACTGGCGGTACTATTACTTCCGGTACTTCGCTGGGCATCAATCTGGCCGGTACTTGGACAACTGCGATTACCCTCGCTGAGGCCACCAACTTATTCGCGTTTCCGGCGGACGGGACGGCTCCGGTTGCGGCTGGCAACTACGAAGTGCATGGTGGCACGATTGTTCGGATTTCCGTGACAGTGGGCGGTTCGCAGTATTACATGCTGGCGAGCACTGCGCCTACAACGCAATCGTAACCAGAGATGTTCTTCCCGGCGCCCACTCGGGCGCCGGGTTCCTTTTCTTTTTTCGAGGAGAGATGCTATGAAGTTGGGTGAAGTGTTTAATGCGATGAATTCGTGGCGCGCTCTGGCAGTTGTGAAGATGCAACCGCAAATGGCGTATCGTGTGCTCAAGTATGTGAAGCTCGTCTCAGCCGAATGGGAGATTGTTGAGAAGCAGCGCGTAGCGTTGCTTTATGAGATTTCCGGGGTTGCCGAGGGGCTGGATGTCAGGTTGGAGCCAGGTACGCCAGAGCTTGAGGAATACGCTAAGCGATTTAATGAAGTGCTCCAGACGGAATCGGATCTTGAGCCGTTTGATGGATCACTTGAGGAAATCATGGCCGTCGTGAGAGATAATGAAAGTAATGTACTTTCCGTAAGTGACCTCGCGATGTTGGAAGGTTTCTTTGCAACCGAAGACGAAGCATTGGAATCACCGGCCGTTGCCGGCAAAATCGGCTAAGAATTGAAGGCGCAAAACCCCGGCAGTCGAGGAGCGCCCCGACTGCCGGGGTTTTTATAGGTGAAGCAAATGGCACGGCATAAAGATTTGCACGTACTCTTTCCGCTGGGGGGCTTGAATCGGAAGGGTGCATATCGGCAGCAAAAACCTTACACTACTCCAGATGCAATGAACGTCAGGCCGTCTGGTGTGCTAGAGGGGCGCGATCGCGGTGGTAGCCGTCCAGGGCTTATTGAATCTCACATTGACGATATTGGTTCCAATCCGAGATTGCTTTTCCCGATGGTGCTTGCGCTGGGTGATAATTTTACCTCTTATTCGGATACGTTTAGTGGAACTGAATTCTCCACTGAATGGACGCAGGCCGAGTGGGCTTCTGGTATTCCAAATATCTTGCCAGATGCACTTGCAAGTGTCGATACAGATACGGCCGAAGGTGAGGTTGTCCGTGATGCGCTTCCAATTGATGCAACCAATCCGTACACTGTCGAAATGTTCATTGTGCCTTGGGCCGGAGCATTTCACGGCGAATACCGATTGTATCTGAGGCTGGATGACGGGACGCCAGCCATTGCAACCGATGGCGTAGAGATCGTCCTAACCATGACCGGGACGGACGGATCATATAGCTGCACTATGACATCCTACAAGGGAGGCGCCGGCCTCGGTTTGCTGGATACGGCCGAGGGAACTCTAGGGTCTGCACAGCCGGGTTGGCTGTCCGCCACTGTGGTCGGCGATGATGTTACAGTATATTGGAATGGAGTTCAGTTGATTTCTGAGACTGTCGATACTCCGGCGGCCGGGTTGCGCGTGGGTTTCGGGCTAAAGTGTTCCGTAGAGGGCGGCCTGAGTCTCGTGAACGTGTTTCGTGTGCAATATTACTCCACGAGCACGGTTGATGGCTCCAGGACTATGCTTATCGCCTCTGCGGGGGGGGATCTCTGGAGGGAGGAGACGCACGGCCGCCTGACGGTCGTGGCGTCTGATCTGACGGTGCGGGACGATACCCTACTCACCGCAGCCCAGAGCGGTCAGGAGCTACACATCGCTGACTACGGCGATCTGAGGGTGACTGGGACAGATGGCACAGTGGCCGGGGCCGATTTGGACGCCGCGGGAGTCGCAGATTGGACGGTCCTTGGGATCGACAAAGATTCAGATGTGGTAGTCGTATCCAATGTGGGGGGGGCGACGGTAGCTCAGACATATGAGATTGATTCAGTTGCGGTCGGGGCCTTGACGCTTACGGAGGCCCCCGGAAATGGAACGTGTTCGTATCGAATAGAACGGGCACCCAAAGTATATGATCCAAGCGCGAATACGATTGTCATCCATACTGCATCTGACGGGCAGGTTCCAACTGGGTGCCCGCTAGTGTGTCGGTATCTTGACAGGATTGTCCTGGCTGGCGCTGACATTGCACCGCATGTCTGGTACATGAGTCGTCAGGGAGATCCTAATGATTGGGATTATTCCCAGGATGATTCGCAGCGCGCCGTGGCCGGAACGTCGAGTGAAGCCGGAATGCCGGGCACGGCCATTTTAGCGCTGATACCGCATAGTGATGACTACTTGATAATGGGGTGTCGCAATGAATTGTGGCGACTTCGTGGCGATCCCGCATATGGTGGCAAGTTGGATGCCTTGAGTCACACGATTGGAATCATCGGCCCCCGGGCCTGGTGCCTTGGTCCATCCGGGGAACTCATTTTCCTCTCGCTGGATGGCCTCTATGTCCTCCCTCCTGGTGGAGATTCGGCACCGATTTCCCTATCGCGCGAAGTACTCCCGCAAGAGTTCCTAAATTTGAATCCCAACACGCTGACTGCGCTGCTTGAATTCGACACTCATGGGCGCGGCGTTCATATCTTCCTGACGCCGGATGCCTCTAGCGTTCGCACTCATTGGTGGTTCGCCTGGGAGACAAAGACGTATTGGCCTGTTTCGCTCGCGGCAGACCACGATCCACTAGCAACATGTGTGTTGTACTCGACGGCGATTGAGGATTCGAGTGTTATACTAGGTTGTCGAGATGGAATTTTGCGAAGGTTTAGTGCGCTTGCCGGAACCGATTGCGGAACTGCTTATACGACTTATGTGACGATAGGTCCAATTCCGCTTGCGAAGGACGGGATGCTTGGTTCACTTTTGTCGATGGAAGGCGTGATGGCCGAAGGTGCCGGTGGCACGATAGCGCTTGGCGATAGTGGCGATGTAACTTGGAGTTTGCATCCGGCATCAACATTTGAGGGAGCCGTAAATGCGAGCGAATCGGATTCAGGAACTTGGGGTAATGGCTTGAATGCGAAGGATTACCCGGCCTGTCGGGGGCAAGCTGCTATGCTGAAGGTTACTGGTTCGTCTGGTCGTAAGTGGGCATTTGAGCAATGTGTTCTGGCAGTAAGGGAAAGCGGACGTAGGAGACTTTCGTGAGACGACATTTGCCTCATACCGATAGCCCAATTGAGATGCGTCGTGCAATCCAGCGATTGACGGATGCGCTTGATAGCGAGGAGGCGGAGGAGGTTTATGCGGCAGAAGCGAATGAAGCCGTGGCCTTCGGGTTGCCGGTGTATGTCGTTGCTGGATTCAAGAAAGTCGGTCTCGCTCGATCGGATACCCAGGCAAAGTCAAGGGTGGAGGGGATTGCCTTGGCCACTGCGCTTTCGGGGAATTCGGTGACGTATCTCGTTAGCGGGCGCGTCTTTTTTACGGACTGGACTACCATTATTGGCGCGGCATTATTAACGCCTGGGGCAGTTTATTACCTCGCCGATACTGGTGGACTCACGGCTGTGGCGCCAACGGCAGCCGGGAAGATTGTAACGGAAGTTGGGTTGGCTGTGGAATCGACTGTACTCAATTTGCATATCAAGAGACCTGTCTTATTGTAGGAGATAAAATATGGCACTCAGAAAGCCCCTCGTAATGGCATCTGGGCAAATTCAGCAACTTCAATCAGGTGATACCCTCGATGCGCCGGTTGCCGCTATTGACGTAATTCAAGTTACCAACAATAATGCAGGTGCGATTACGATTTGCCAGGCTGTGTACGTCGATGCGGCAGGTACGGTCGATCTCGCAAAAGCCGATGCCTCTGGTACGGCGAGGGCAATCGCTCTTGTTCGTGCTGCGTCTATTGCTAATGCGGCGAGTGGCGGTGCGGTAACGGATGGAGTCTTGACGGCAACGACGGGGCAGTGGGATGGAATTGCTGGAACGACTGGTGGGCTTACTGCCGGGGCGGTGTATTACCTCAGCAAGGATACGGCTGGCAGTTTGACGGAGACCGCACCCACTGCCATTGGTGATCTCGTTGTAGAAGTTGGTACGGCATTGAGTTCAACCGAATTGGAAGTTACCTTCACGCGGCCCGTTCTCTTGTAGGCGAAGTCATGGCATCTAGAAAGCCACTAGTGATGGCCGCTGGGGTTATCCAGCAATTACAGGCCGGGGATGCTCTCGATGCTTCGGTCGAAGGTTTGCCGACTTCCCTGACTGCCGGGTCGGTTGTCTTTTCGGACGGGAGTAATCTTTCACAGGATAATGCGAACTTTTTCTGGGATTCAGGTAATGCCCGGTTGGGCATCGGAACAGCGGCCCCCGGAGTGAAACTAAGCGTTTTCCCGGATTCGGACATTTCTGGTGTTATCGGACGTGCGCATATTGGTTACATAGGTGCGAATGATTTTGCAGGATTTTCGCATGTAGATCAAAATGCCGTTGGGTCATACGCACTTATACAGTATTACAATGGGAAGACGCAATTAAATTGCGCCACCGGACAAGACATTACGTTTCGGATCAATAATGTAATCAGGGTGTCATTGACGAGTGCCGGTCATCTTGATCTTCATGGTAATAATCTCCTGAATCCCGGGACGGGGCACGATGCCTTTTCGGATTACGTTGCTGCCGAACATGTTCCATTTTCCTTTCAGAGAGATAACGCTGAAGCTGGTGCAATTACGATTGGAATGCCCGTTTACGATTACGATATAGATGAAGTTAAAAAGGCAAAGGCAGATGCAGATGGAACTTCAAAAGTTCTCGGATTAGTTTCTGACGTATCCGTTGACGCAGCTGCAACAGCAAACATACAATTTTCTGGCATTCTTACCGCGACAACCGGGCAATGGGACGCTATTACTGGCGGCGCAGGAGGACTCTTGGAAGGGTGGTATTATTACCTCGATGAATCAACCGCCGGCCACATGACCGCAGCCCCTCCATCTACTACCGGACAGTATATAGTACGGATAGGAATTGCGCTAAGCACTACCAAAATGCGATTACTACTCAGACAAAGGATACTTTTTTAATGTCCGAGCCAACAGGAACAAGGCGACTTCCCATCGTACTGGACAGCAGTGCGGATCTTCAGCAGTTGCGATCCACCGAAGTTCTGCAAGTTCCCTCTATTGTGGCCGGCGCAGTGGCGACGAATCTTCCACTTGTCCTGACTCCGACTGGGACTGGAGCTTTCCAGGTATCCGCAGGTGGCAATGTGCGGGGAGACTATGCGTTAGATTTGCAAAGTAGGAGGGCCGGTGGTGATACGCAGGTGGCTTCTGGATTCGGCTCTGCCTTGATAGGGTGCCTGAATAGTACGGCATCCAATACCGGGGCATTCGTGTGCGGCGGGTCGACTAATGTGGCGAGTGGACAAAACGCTTTCACGCTTGGCGGATACGGGCATGTGAATGCCGGAAATCAATCCGGGATTATTGGCGGATATAAACATTGGATACTTGCTACTGGATACAATTCGATCGCCCTTGCTGGGCGCTATGCGAAACTGGTTCACAGGAATTGTATAGTACAGGGAACGGAGGGCTTTCTGGAAGAATATGGCAGGGCGCAAAGAGAGATAGCCACATTGATGTGCAAGACTGCCGCGGAAGATTCAGAAGAAATGTTTACCGATGGTGACGGTGGTTCGGGTACGCTCAGCATGTCATACGGGGACGTGTGGTATTACACGATGAAGATACTTGCAGTGAGAGAGGATTCCGAAATTAACTCGTATGCGGAAACAATCGAGGGAGTCATTACGAGGACCGCGGGGGGGACTCAGCATGTCGCTGGCCCGACGGTAGTTCGCACTCTTGGTGCGTCACTCGGTACGATTGTCGTCGATGATCCGAATCACTACCTCAGAGTTACGGTGACACCGAATACAGCTAATTCGATTTTTTGGCTTGCTTTTCTTGACATGGTTTGCATCAACGGGTATACCGCATAATGGCAACTACAAACGTAAAAACACACGGAACTGATGTAGTTTACCTTGAGGACTACGGCGCCGATCCAGCGCTAATCGGCGGGCGTGTGGCGATCTACCAGAAGGGCGGCGACTTCATGGTCAAGGATAATGATGATATTGTATCAGTCGTGAAGGACGTTTATGGTGGAATGTATTTGCATCACGGATCATTAACCATCACGGTTAGTGTCCAGAGTACAGATTATGAAATTGACTCTGGAGTCACGACTGGCAGTGCACTTCAGGGGTGCACTTTTGGCGGAGATCATTATGTTGCCGTGGATCATCCCGGGACGTACTTAATCTCGTGGTCTCTTGCGGTTGATACTGCGATGGCAAACGATGAAATTGAGGGCGGCTTTATGATTGATGGCGCCGCCCAAGATGCGGGAAGTTCGCATACATGCGTCGTAGCCGCGTCAAAGAGTTCGGCAATGGCTGGAACCGCAATTGTGGCATTGACTGCCAATCAGCAAATTAGCCTATTTGTTGCAAATGAGTCTGCCGCGAGGGATATTGTTGTCGAGCATGTGACCTTGACAGTCGTGAGGGTTGGCGAGTAATGCCAGGCGCGTATACTTCAACACCGATAGTCGCAGCAGACCCACCGGATGTCCCGGATGGCTGGGATGCTGATTGGGACTTTCCAGGGGCGTTCCCACCCGGATACACGCCGGAGTATTCATTAAACCTCTCGGCAACTGGATCAATCGCGTATGACGGGGTGGCAACGGCAACTGTATCTTTGCGAGATCATGTGACCTATACGACAATGGAACCCTCAGGTTGCAGCATCATTTGGACGGCTACAATTGATGGTGAGGCGGTCAACTTACGCTTCTCGGGTGATGTGGATTACGAGTCCAGTATTTCGTCATCGTATTCGGAAGGCGAGACTTATTGGGGTGCCGCGCCGGAAATTGAGTTCGAGTTGACCGGGGGCAATGTTGGTGATACGATAATGTTGATGGCTACCAGCGTAGTGAATGGAGACGATCTGGCGCAAAGTAGTGAGATTGCAATCACGGTCATCGGAATACTTGAAATTTTGTATTCCTATGTTGCCGATGGGGCGAATGATGGTATTGAAATATCTTGCTACATGGGAACAAATGATCCAAGTGAGGGGCATTATCAGGCAGATGCGAAAATTGGGAATCTTGGTGGTTTTCCATTTTCTTTTATTGATGATCCGGGAACTGTTACAGATTTGATTTCAGGCAGCATTGATGGTGATAGTATTGATGCTGAATTTGCTTTGTCCAATTTGGGAGATGGGCAGTATATTTATCTCATCATGGAAACGGTAGCCTATAATGGTGCGACCATTTCAGCCGAAGCCGTCCTCGCGATTGGGGAGGAGGAATATACGAAATCACTCTCGAATAATAGTGGTGAAATTATTTGGTTACAAATTTTCAACGACGGTAGCGTGACCGTCATTACTCCATAAGGAGATTCGATATGGCATTTTGGGGTACTTCCTTTGGCGGAGGCGGCGGAGATATTTTCTCTAAAATTGCAGCGGGCGCAGGGCCACGCGTGACATCTATGCGGCAACCAACTCCAGGAACCCCCGGTGGACCGCCAACCGAGGAACAGATGGGCCAAATCAGGGGTGGTCTTGGTTCGTTAATTGAGAGCTATAATCAGGCATATCAGCAGGCAAGGAGTGCCAACGAAGCGCGGTATCAGCAAATGCTTGGGATAGCTGGCCAGACAACTCAGCAGCGAGCGGCTGATATTCGCAGTTCTTATGGTCAGCAGCAAGCGAACATGATGCAGGGCTTGCAGCGAACAGGTATGGCAGGTACTACGGTGGCGCCTACTATGCAGATGGGGATTCAACGCGAACAGCAAGCATCGTTAAACCGCCTTGCTGACCAGATGCAGCAAACGCGACTTGGCATTATGGAGCGCAGAACTGATGCGTATCCAGAGCAAGGGGGACTCATGCAGGCAATCCAGGCTATTGGCGGCGGGATTGGCGGTGGTCAGGGACTCGGCATGATGTCTGAGTTACTTGGGCGAGTTAGGCAAGGTTGAGTTGGAGGTTAAGGTAAATGGCAATTGAAGTAAGGCATGATATTGGTGGGGCTGCGCTGGCCGCTGCTGGCCTTGCTGGCGCCGCCCAACGTGCGGAGCGCGATCTTCGTGTGCAACAGCAGCAGTCAATGCAATTGCAACAGCTTGCGCAACAACGTGATATGCAACAGGCGCAAATTGCCTCTCAGGCGCAAATGCAGAGCCAGGCTGCCGAGGCCGCAATGGAGCGAACGGCTTTTGCTGCCGGGCTCCAGGGGCAAATGCAGGAGGAACACTTCCAGCGTTCCCTTACGCAGATGCGCGAGAGGGCCAAGGTTGAGGCAGAACAGTGGGATTACAGATATACTGCACAGCAACGGCAGGAAATTCAGAAAGACAACAATGCCATCCAGGCGATTAGACAGGCCGATTGGCTATCCGATGAAGAGAAGGGGAGGGCGATTCTTGGTGTCCAAACTCATACCGCCGGCATCACGCCGAGCATAATTCCGGCAGACCCCAACAAAGTTAAGTTTCCTGAAGGGAGAGAACCTGGGAATTCATTCCAGGGGCAAGATGGCGCCTGGTATATGTCGCAACCGGATGGTAGCTATAAGTTGATGGTTCGTCCTGATCAAACTGCTGAATATATGCGAGAACAGGCTGAAATTGAAATCAAGAAAGCCGAACTCACTCGCCAGCAAGCTACTGAGGATGCTGTAATCAAGGCGCGAACGACTGCTGCCATGAAGCAAATTGACGTAACCGATAAGGTGGGGGAGAAAATTGGTACGAGATTTGCGACCAAGGAAGAGGTCGATCAAATTATGAAGTCAATTTACCCAGAGGTTGCGGCGCAAACGAAATGGTGGGATGATGCCAAGAAGAATGGTATTCCAGTTACGGATGCCGAAAAATATATGGACCCGGCGGTTGGTTTCGCACAGGCTTATCTTCGGAAATATCCCGACTATCATAAAGTTCCCGAGGATCAGAGGAGAGCTTGGCTTGAGAATTTTAGGCTTTACTCGAATGCAGTTAATGCACAACAGCAAGGTGGATAATGCCATTTGATCCGCAAGTCATGGCTTCGTTAGGTATCAGTGCTCCGTTCCGGCCGGATGTTGCGCCGCAACTTGATCCAGATGTTATTGCAATTGCGCAACAAGCTGAAGAAGCGATAGCCCAGCGGCGCAGGTATATTAGCGACAAGTACATGGGTGGCCTCACTTCGCCGTTACTCGGTATCAGGTCTGGTGCATCCGAACGGGCAATGAAAGAAATTACTGACCCGAATGAACGACAGTGGTTGATTGAGGATGTCGCTAAGATGTCCAAGGCTATATCGTGGGCCAAAGAAAGGGAATACGGCAAAGCGGGATTTGTAGCGCCCGGTCTTGATGCGCCGGCGTTTATTGGCGGTAGATTCGGCAGGAGAGCCGAACAGGTTGGCGGTGCTTTTGCTGACGCGGGAACTGCGATGGTTGGTGCGGCAGCCGACTTTCGCAACTGGATACAGGGTCGCGGCAGAACAGAGGACGTTCAGTTCAGAAGGCAGCTTGAGGCCGCAAAGCAAGGTGGAGATCCTAGCTTAGGCAAAAATGCCCCATTGTCACTTCGAGCCGCTGCCGGCGCCGCTGGCATGGCGCCTGATCTGTCTGCTGGTTTACTTGCTGGAACCGTCGGCGGGCCCTATGCAATGTTCGCCTACTGGACGGCTAGGCTTTTCCCAGAACGGAATGAAGATTATCTTGCAATGGGACTCGATCCGGCATTTGCTGCAACGGCCGGTGCCGTTACGGCTGCCGCCGAAGCTGCAATTGAAATGATCAATATTGATCCAACTGGAACAACGAAGGGTGCTATTGCGCAACCAGTGAAAGGGGTTGTGCGGCGTGGAATTTCTGATGCCATTAGAAAGTATGGCGGTAAGCGACTGATAAGCGTTATGGAAAAGAGTCCGGCTGTTCGCGTGGCGATTAGTCAGGCTCTTGATGCACTTGAGCGTACTGGTATTGAAATAACCGAGGAAGGGATACAACGTGGCGTGCGAGACGTTGGGCAATATCTCGCTGCGTTGACCGATGAGGAAATCGAAGGGCCGGTTTTCTCTAGTATTGCTCCGGCGATGTGGCAAGAGATGAAGGACGCGGCACCAGGTATTGCTGCACTCAGTGGCGGAGCCGGCGCCGGCATGGCAATCGGAGAGTCGGCGATACGCAAACAGGAAGTAAGGCAAGCTAGGATAGAGAAGGAGATCCTTGAGTATGCCGATCAGGGGAAAGTTCCCTCGCGTCGTAAACGGGTGGAGTGGGGGCTTCCAGAGGAGGGGTGGGAATCTCGTGCACAGCGGAAGGAGGGAGTTCAAAGGTTGGCCGAGAATCTCCGTATGGAAGCTGCAATCCAGGAGCAGGCTAGGAAGATAGTCGAGATGCCACCCGGGGTTGCGCAGGAGGCCATTGCGCGGGTACCGGAAGTTGCTGCAGCCGTCATGCCGTCCATCGAGGAGGCGGTTCCTGCGGCTGAATTGTTTGTCATCCCGGAAGTCATGTCTGAACCCGGCGGCGCTCCGCTTCGGAGTGGTGAAGGAGTGCAGGCGGCAATGATGCCTGGTGAGCATGGCATGGCCGTGGAGGTTGTGGGAACTGGTGAAGTTATTGGCGGAAGGAAAGTTGTCGTTGGTTTGGAGGGAATATGGGATGTCCCGCTAAAGCTTGGTCGAGTGCGCGGGAAGGCAGCTGGAATCTACAAGCGCCATGAAGAGATTGCAAGACTTTCGCGCGGCCAGGAATCAGCACCCGCTGTTGCAATGCATGAAATTGCTCATCATATTGCGAAGAAGTATCCAATGCTAATGCGCTCTCTGTCCCAGGAAGAGAGAAGGGAATTGGGAAGTCTCGACTATGACCAAGAGAAGAAGAGGCCAAGCGAGGGTTTCGCCGAATTCGTTCGTGGATATGTTACTGGGTCGACACACCTGGAAGAGGGGATTGACCTGAAGGCGGTTGCGCCTAATTTCCACGAGTCATTTCAGGCCGCAATCGAGAGCGACCCTGAAATGGTGGAGAAATTGGAGAATTCACGATTGCTGATACAGTCGTTGCGGAAGGCCGGTGCGGTTGGCCGCGTTAAGGGACAGATAGGTCAACCTGACCCCACGCTTGGATTGCTATCAACAAGGGGGCGGATTAAGCGCCTATTTGATATTGTATACACTAAGATCAAGGAAGAGGGTCTACCCATTCAGCGTTATGTTCAGGCGGCGAAGGCAAGGGGGTACACCCCCGGCCAGGGGACAACTGCATTCGAGGATTATAATGCACTTCGTAGGACTGGTGAACATTTTGCCGCTAGCGCATTAGAAGACGGTGTATTCCTCTTGAGTGAGACGGATAAGAAAGTTGGTCCATCGTTAAAAGAAGCATTAGCGGAAATAGGATCAGAAGAGGATTACGAAAATTTCCGTGCTTGGGCGTATGCCCGTCATGCCGTCGAATCATGGAGCAAGGGGAAAGATCCCGGCATTACTCTATCCGATGCACAAGAAACGCAAGCGAGGTTATATGACCCACGATACGAACGCGCTGCTGATGGGTTAACTGCATTTGGGAATGGATTGATCCTGGTCCTGGAGGATGTTGGAGAAATTAGTCAGGAAGAAGGCGCGAGGATGCGCGACTACTATAAGACGCACATTCCACTTGAGCGCGTCCAGGAGGGGAAGCTCACCGCTGGAACTCGAATGCGCGGATTACTTGGACGCAAGGGATTGAGGAAGCGTAAAGGGAGCGGCCTGCCGGTTACAGATCCGGTCGAGGCACTTATGGCTCGCGCTATCAGGACTTATGATCGCGCAGGCAGGCGTATTGTTTGCGACAAGATTGTGAGGACTGCCGAGACGACCGAAGGTCTCGGGGAATGGGTAGAACGAGTACCGCCTGACATGGTTCCTACGCAATTCAAATTGGATGAAATTAAGAGTCAATTGTCACCAATGCTGGCGCGCGAAGGTATTGATGTGGATGAGATTTTTGATTCAATTGATCCAATGACCGCATTGACAATTTGGCGCCCCGAGGCAATGCAAATTGACGGACAGCCAATTTTCAAGCGGACAGTCGAAGGGGTGACGGAGTATTATCAATTTCGGCCTGATCTATTTGAGGCTCTTGGTGGTCTCGAAACGCATCACAATCTTGATATTGCAACACATTGCGCACGGCACTTCATGGGTGCGCTCAAGATTGGGGCAACACGTTTCAATCCTAGTTTCATATTATTCACGAATCTGGCAAAGGATTACCAGACATTCCTCATGCAAGGGGAAAGGGGGCTGGCCGGTGCAGTAGATCCGGCCGGTTGGGCCTGTGCGTGGGTGTACTCAGAGGTTATGCGCGTCACGGGACGAGGAGAAGGAGATCCCGTTGTGAGATCCTTCAAGCAAATGGGGGGAGAACTCTCTACGTATGCAGGCTTGGATCGCCATCGCCTACGACAGGCGGCCCGTTACGCCAAGAAGGGGAGGCATGGCTGGGCAACTATTGGTGCAAACATTACCGGCACTCCAGAAGTCGCTTCGCGATTGGCTGAATATGCTGCAGTATTAGAAAAACTTGGATGGCTGGAAAGAATCAGGAACGGCGAGACTCCACCAACTGAAGTTTTATTCAAGTGCATCAATGCTGCACATGACGTTACGGTTGACTTTCGTCGAATGGGGCCGTGGGGTAGGTATCTGAACTACTGGATTCCATTTTCTAACGCAAAACTAGAGGGCATGGATAAGTTTATCAGGACATTCAAGGATCATCCGGCTAGAACACTTTTGCGAGTTGGAACGCAAATTGTTCCGTTTGCGTTGATGTATTGGTGGCTGCGTCACGATGATGATGACTACAAGGAGAGGCAGGAATGGCAAGATAATTTTTGGACTTTTACTAATTCCGATGGCAGGCCAATCATCCGAATACCGAAGGCGCATGAGTGGGGTTTGCTATTTAGTGGAATAGAGCGAATGCTTGATGCCGCTTATGATAAAGATCCCGAGGCTATTACCAGGTGGTTCAAGCAGGCATGGAGGACGGCAGTGCCAGATACATATCCGGTTGGTGTTACTACGCTTTTTGAAACAATGTTCAATTACGATCACTTTAGAAAACGTGCAATTGTTCCAGAATACCTCCAGGGACTTGAGCCGGTTGATCAGTCTTTTGAATACAATACCAAGTTGGTGAAACATGCCGCTAAATTTATGCATGATTATAGTGGCGGCAGAGTGAATTTGAGTCCTGCTAAAATTGAACATCTCGTGAATGGCCTGACGGGTGGAATGTATTCGAGGGCAGCAAGGCCAATTGAAAAAGCAATCAGCGACGATCCTTGGGCGGTGCACGATGTCCCCGGCCTGAAGGGGATCACGCTAAGAAAGGAATATACAAAAAGCGTTGGTGATCTATACGATTTGCGCAGGAAACTTTCGCAACAAAAAAAATCAGCCGATAAGCATGGTGAAATATTTGATCCCCGGAAAAGGAGCGATTTGCGCAAATTGGAGCATGCCATCGGGTATCTTGGGAAGTTAAGAAAATATGCGAAAGACCAACCGAATGAAATTCGCGAACAAATTGAAAGAGCAATGACCGGCGTGGCGCGTTCGGCATTGAATCGTCCGTCGCTCGAACGCTATCCAGATCCTCGGCTAGTGGAGGATGCCTTGCCGGAATTGCCTTGACACAACTTTCGTAGCATAGTATATTAGAGAGTATCACCCCGGAGGAGGAGAGCGAAATGAACCTAACCATCACGCAAAAATTACCAGAATGGGATAGCGAACCGCATTGGGGAACAATCAAACCCGGTGACATTATCGGTTTCAGCGGTGACTCATGGGTAAGTGCAACGATTAACATTGCGACTTACGGTATCCCGTACTGGGATCTCAGTCATGTTGGAATCGTGGCGGAGTACGATGTGATGTGGGATGGACCAGGGCGAGAGTATCCATATAGTGAATTTCGACACCGCCACCATGAATTGCTCCTGTTTGAATCCACTTTCGGCTGTCCAATGCCTTGCGAGATTCTGGGTAAGGTGACAAGCGGGGTACAGGCGCATCCAATCGCAAAGCGAATTGAGCAGTACGGAGGTAAGGTTTGGCATTATCCGCTGTATCGCGAACTGAGGCCACTTGAAACGCGGCGGATGACGGCATTTTTACTGGAGTATCTCGGGAGAAACTATGATTGGATTGGAGCCGTACGCGCGGCGGGCAGGGGCTTCTCCTGGTTGGAGTCACGTTTGCGTCGGGAGGATCTATCATCGCTGTTTTGTTCCGAATACTGCGCAGGAGCCCATAAGCATATCAACCTACTCGATACGCATAGCGCAAGTCGATGGAGTCCGAATTTGCTCACCCGCGTGGAGCGGCGGTGCGGTATCTTGCTAAAACCGAGGAGACTGAAGTGATTGATGGGGTAGAGGTTCCGAGATGCGATCCAGAAAGTAGCATCCTGGAAGGCGTGGAGATCCTGAGGCTGGATATTGTTGCTGCCATTACAGGTAAACGATGGCTGTTGTGGACGACCGCGTACACCGAAATGGATAAAGCCGAATTGATTCGCAAGATGCGGGCAGCAATGAAGAAAATCAAATTCATGCCACCACTCAAACCGGGAGAATGAAATGAGATACGACAGTGATGGGTGGTCTGTGACAGCGCCGTTCCTAATGCTGATTGTATGGCTGGTGATAGTGTCCGTCGGAATTCTATTCCTGACTGGTTGCGGACAATTCGACACGATCATGCCGAATATTGACGTTCCAAATACTTCACCGAAGGTTGTCATTTCCGAGCGCCCAGTTGTAAATATCCCATACGACCTTCGGCAAGAAAACTGGCTCGGTCGGAAGCGCGAGGGGTCGTGTACGTGGGCCACGACTATTTCTCTCTTGCGATGGCAGGGGAGGTATCGCACAGCCGATTGGGTCAGGAAAAATCGCGGAGATGGCGAGTGGCCAGAACACATGGCAGAGGGTCTGGACAGCGCCGGAATCCGATACGCATATACTACAGACGGGAATGTTGAATTTCTAGAATGGGCTTGCCGAACCCGGCGCGGCTGTGGAATTACGGTGAATGGCGGCGCCCATATGGTTGCGCTTGTGCATCTGGATAACCAATGGGCTGCGATTCTGGATAACAATGACATCGAGAAGTTTATTTGGATTCCGCGCGCTGCGCTGATTGCCGAATGGCAAGCAAGCTATGGCTGGGCCACGACCGTTTTGTACACCCCATGCCCCCCCCCACCAGTGAGGCGGTAAATGAGTGTTGTAGTTTTTGACACTGGCAGGAATGCCAATGCGACCAAGTATCTTCCGGTTATTCAGGCTTTTCTGGACAGCCGGCCAGACATTGAGGCGTATGTCCACGGTCGTGTTGACCAATTCATGTGCGATCTACTCACGACTGGCATGGCAACTATGCCCAATGAAAAGATTACCCCACTGTTCCGTTACCCCAATAGAAAGGGAAAGAAATGAAGAAGGTCTGTTTGTTTATGTTGCTATGGGCAGTGATGTTCATGGTGGTATTTTCGTTTGTGCAAGTTGTGCGGAGTGCAGAAATCAGCGCTCCTGGTGTGATTGCAAACGAGCGCGTTATTAACCTCCCGAACGATAGCGAGAAGTGGTATCTCAGCGTCGTAGGTGTGGATGGAGAGGCTCGCTACGAAAAAATCCTCGCCTGGTTCGATGGTGACGATGCACTAAAGCAATTGCGATTGCAGGTTCATTTTCGTAAGATCAATAACGACACGGTTATTTATCGAACGAGATACGCCTCTAATGTAAGGGGTTTGCCGACGGTACGATTGCAAAAAAGCAAGGGAGAGGTCGTCTATGAAGCCAGCGGTAATGATTTGCCGCTGACGGCTGGTGGTCTCTATGGCGCTCTCGCCAATGCTTCCAGCCAGGCACAAGATTTTGGTATCTTCCGGCCGTGGGGAGGGCGGCGCAATAAGTGCCCGGATGGGCGCTGTCCCATTAAACCAGAACCCGTCAAGCCCGACAAGGAAGACCCCCCTCCGGCTCCGGTTGACGATGGTGGTGCCCCCGAAATGGCGGCACAATCTGGCTTCGACATGAATAGTGCTGGCATTGGCGCGGGTGTTGCGCTACTGTGCGCCGGTGTGGGTTCCGGCTTGAGTGTGTTTGTTCAGTGGTATCGAAAATATTGGCAGTAGATCAATTTGAATTTTACAATTAGGAGATGTGACATGGGAATCGTTGGAAGTGTTAGTGTCGCCGCGCTTGTTGTTGTGGTCGGCTATCTTGCTGCGGAGTGGGCCTTGAAGGTCGATACTAAGGTCGAAGATCGTCGCCGCGCAGCTAACCGATTGGCTGGTGTGATGCGAAGTCTCGGATTGCGACAAACTCCTAAGTTCCTTGAGGACTACGGAGTTGGTGACTACAGTGGAATGGGAGACGAGATCATTCGGCTCGTCGAATTATTTGCGTCCGGTGAAGAAGCTGTTGTTGCCGAATTCGAGAAGGTCTTTGAGCGGTGTTTGGATGCAAAGCTGGCTACCGAGGAAGGGCGCGCCTATCTCGGCGCGAAGCTGACCGAAATGGACGTGCCTACTTAGCGCCCATGAGGAAGCGGGTTGAGCCCTCCCCGCCTAAACCGGGGCTCGTAGTAGCCGGCCCGGCCGTCCACTAATACCAGGCCGGGCCGGCAGGGTTTTTGTTCAAATTCAATCGAGGAGAGCCCAATGACAGAGACTGATTCCGTTAGGCAGGAACAACTCGCGTGCATGCTCGCAACATATGAGGCTGCCGTCAAGGACTTGGAGCGAGCGAAAGAAAATTTTCGATCCTGTCAGAGAAGTATGGCACGAACAATGAAACGATGGGATGTTCGCAGCTTAAAGCACGGTGACACGATATATTCCAATAGTGGATATGCCGATGTTGTTGACGCATTTCGCGGTGTCCATGTTGATTTGATGGCGGCGAATAAGTTGGCGAAACCACGAAGGGAAAAGCACGATGAAGAAATGGCTCAATGAATTCGATTGGGAATCAGTAATTGCCTGCATGGCTTGTCTGGTCCTTGCTATTGTTGGCTATATCGTGATTTGCTTCGCCATAGCCATTTCGATCATGTCGTTTGGCGGTTGTGATGTGCCGCGTGATGGCGACTGCCCGGATGGGCGCTGCCCGACATACAACGAATTCCGCTATCATGGAATGGATGAATAGATGTTGCGATCAGCTTACGCCTTCCTGCTCGGTACCGGGATGTTTACTGCATTCCCGGGGTCTTTAATCATTCAGGGCGGTGCGCTCGTCATCCTTGGCTGGGCGGTTTGGTATCTGCTCGCCAGGGCATTCCCAGCGCACTTCAAGGCTGCACAAGAAGAGAGGGAACTTTTCCTGAAAACACAAAAGAGAGAGCGGGAGGAGTTTCATAGGGCACAGGAGGACACAAGACGAGACTTCAGGGAGTCCATCAATGCCCTTGCCAGTTCGCTGGATTGCTTGACGGCTGCACTCGTAACGAAGAAATGAGATTGGTGAAATTTCCATACGACTCCCCGGAGTATGAATCCTAATCGCCGGATCAGATTGACGGCATGCTAAGGATCTCCTTCCGGTTGGGCCGGCCCGAAAGGGCCGGCCTTTTTCTCTTCCTATTTGGAATGTGCTTGACATGCCGCCGTGGCAGTGTAAGATGGAGTAAGCAACAATGGCATTTCAAAATGGGAAATAAGATGATGGATCAACTAGTGTATCTAATCACAGATTCGGACGAAATGTGCCTGGGAACGGTAGAGGAAATTCTCCACAGCGATGGGGCGATGTGCTTCAATTCGATACTTTCGGATGTTGTTGGTGAAATTTTTGGCAATCCGGTTGGGCATTACAAGCTATTCGCAATCGAGTTACGTCAACCCAGGGAATGACACATCATGGCCTTCGACTTGAATTCAATTTCGACCGGCGCTGGCCTTCAGGCGCCTAGGATTCTTGTTCTCGGAACTCCAAAGATTGGAAAGTCCGAATTTGCAGCAGGCTCCGATAGCCCGATCTTCATTCCAATTCATGGTGAAGAGGGGATTGACCAAATTAACGTTCCACAATTTCCGACATGCGACAAACTTGGCGATGTCATGGATTGCTTCAAGACGATCCGTGAAAGCGATTACTTCAAGACAGTGGTAATTGATTCCGCCAGTACACTCGAACCACTTCTTCATGCGAACACATGCGCCCGCTGCCCGAACAAGGATGGCAGCTATCCAGTCGGTATTGAGACTGTTTACGGTGGATATGCGAAAGGGTACACGGAAGCGCTAACGGAATGGAAGATGATTACCGATACGCTCGACATGCTGCGCACCGAGAAGGGGATGGCGTCGATTATCATTGGGCATGTTGTGGTAAAGAGATTCGACGATCCAACTGGGCTATCTTATGACCAGTGGCAATTCGACATCAACAGTAAGGCGGCCAATCTTCTTTACAAGTGGTGTGACAGTATCCTATTCTGCAACAAGAAAACTGCCGTTGCCAAAGAGGACGTTGGCTTCGGGAAGGAGAAAAAGAGGGGAATTGACGTCTCGGGTGGACAGCACTATCTCTATACGAAATGGCACCCCGCACATCCCGGTGGTGGGCGTGGAGTATTCGGCCGTCTCCCATACGAACTTCCGCTTTCATGGAAGTCATTTCAAGATGCCGTTACGGCGAAGACTGCGGCAGAAGCAACTAAGTAACAATCGTTCCCGAGTTTCAACAGAAAGGCATTTCATGTCAAGTTTTCAAGAGATTTTTGGACAGGGTGGATTTGTTACGAATTCCGTGGCACCGGCAACGGATTACGCAATCATTCCACCCGGCAAGTATCCGTGTACTATTGAGTCTGCCGAGGTTAAGCTTACAAAAAAGCAAGACGGGTACTATCTCGAATTGGTACTCGTGATACTAGAGGGCGAATATGCAAATTACAAAATTTGGGACCGCATTAACATCGCCAATCCGAGTGCGCAATGCCAGAAAATCGGTCGCGGTACATTAGCCGCGCTGAACCTTGCACTTGGTATTGCGAACTTAGAGAACGAAAGTCAGGTCGTTGGTGGCGTGGTTGTCGCGCATGTAAAGGTCAAGAATGAACAAAATGAGGTTCGCACCTATTCGTCGTTGACGGACTACCGCGCGGAGCAAGCCGCCGCACAGGCTCCAGTTCAGGCTCCAGTTGTGGCGCAACAACCTGTCCAGCAAGTTCAGCCTGTCGTGGTGCAACAACAGCAGGCAGCCGTACGAGAACAGCCGCAACCGCAGCAACAGTGCCCCGCTCAACCAGTACATGTGCAAGGGACTACCCCTTGGGCACGGCCAACGTAATGACAGTCTCGGTTTTGAATCACTTTTCCGAGGAGAGTAAAATGAAATATCGCTTCCTTTTGGTTATTGCGATTCTCGTATCGCTGACAACATACGGCATCGCGGAAACCAAGCAAAGCGTGCCCGAATACCTGCAAAGAATTAGTGTTACGGTTAAGGCCGGCAGGAACCAGGGCTCGGGAACTGTCGTCACTCGCATCGACCCCAATTCTCAGGAGCGACTCACATTCGTCTGGACGGCCGCTCATGTCGTAGACGGCCTACGAAATGTGCGAAAAGTTGTGAACGCAGACGGCAGCACGAGGATTCTCATCGAGTTCAAAGATCCACGAATTGTTGCCGAGCGATACCAGGATGGAAGGCGCGTTGGTGAGCAGATTCTTGATTGCAAGGTCATTAAATACAGCGATGCCGATTACGGTGAAGATCTTGCACTTTTGATGATTCGCTTGCGAAACTCGTATGACACTAATGCCTGCGCGAAATTCCCGGTCGATCCGGGCTACATCCCCCCGATTGGCGCAGATTTAAGTCATTGCGGTTCGCTACTCGGACAGTTCGGATCGAATAGTTATACGACCGGCGTACTCAGTCAAACCGGGCGATTGCTTGAGGGAAAGGGTGCCAGCAATAAAGTATTTGATCAAGTAACCGCCGTTGCGTTTCCCGGATCGTCTGGAGGCGGCGTATATCTCGCGGCCGACGGAACGTACATTGGAATGCTTACCCAGGGCGTCCAGATGCAAGGATTCAATTTCATCGTGCCTGCACGGCGAATGCGAGCATGGGCCGCAAGCGCTGGCGTCGAATGGGCAATCAACATAAATCTCCCCATGCCCCCGCTTAATGAGATCATGGAAATTCCAGTTGAGGATACTGGCACCCTTTCTGACTAATCCTTGTTGCCGCATGACACGATAGCGCCTGGTCAGCGCTATCGTGTCTGGTGTAGGAGATTTCACATGCTGACAGATTCTGAATTGCAAGAACTTGCTATCTACTGTGTACGATATTTGAATGCCAAGCAGGGTGTCGACATGGCGAAGATGCAACAAAACAAAGCGAAAGTTGAAATTGCAAATCGCATATCTACTGGCGGCGCATCCCAGAAAACAGTCACGCTTCATAATGGCACGAAGATAACGGTTGCCCGTGGCTTCAATACTAAGATAGATGCTGACGAAATCAGCAAACTCTTTGACACAGATGAAGAATTCGAGAACTTCCCGAAGCCACTTTTGACTAAAACAGAACAGATACTTGATGCGCAAGGATACGAGTGGTATCGAGTCAACCATCCAGTGTTGTTCGCCAAGATTGCCGAACACGTCACACTTACGCCGAAGGCAGTCAGCGTTACTGTCAAGCCACCGAAGGGGGGGTGAATGCCCAGTCTTAGTGACATTATTCCACGGCCGACTGATACCGAAACAGTAAGGGCCATTTATGCGCAATACAAAAAACGCGGAGATGCTGAGCCGATACGTGGTTATCTTGGCGCGTCCATTATTGGCCACCCCTGCGAGCGTTACCTATGGTTCAGCTTCAGAGCTTGTTGCAAGGGCGACTTTAGCGGTCGCATGTATCGACTCTTCGAGACTGGAGACCTTGCGGAAGACCGTTTCGCAGATAACTTACGAAGCATTGGCGCAACAGTCCACGTAACTGATGAGCACGGAGAGCAATTTAGTGTATCGGCTTTTGGCGGTCATTTTTCTGGGCACCTAGACGGCTGCGCCCTGGGTATTCCAGAGGCCCCCAAGGCTTGGCATGTTTTGGAATTCAAGACGCACAACAGCAAAAACTTCAAGAAGCTGATCAAGGATGGCGTGGCTCTGGCTTTTCCGAAGCATCACGCCCAGATGATGATCTATATGCACTATACTGGGATGCCACGTGCGCTATATCTTGCCGTTAACAAGGATACGGATGAACTGTATTCGGAACGTGTTCGATACGACACAAAACAGGCGGCTTTGCTCGTTCAGCGCGCAGAGCGCATCATTAGGGCCCAAGAGCCGCCGACCAGGATCTCGGATCGACCTGACTTCTGGCAATGCAAGATGTGCAACGCCAGGGATATTTGTCATGGATCAGTTGCGCCGGCACCAGCACTCATAGTCCCAGCACTCTCATGTAAGCAGTGCTGCCACGCAACGCCGACGATGGGCGGCGTAGATGGAAGGTGGGTCTGTGAGAAACACAAAAAGGCGCTGTCAACCAGTGCCCAAGAGAACCTCTGTGAAGATCATCTTGTTTTGCCGGGGTTATTGCCGTTATTTTCCCCCGTCGATACAGGCAAGGACGCCAGTGGTTCTGATTTCATACAATTTCAGGACGACAAGGGGAATGAATTTCGTCACGGTCGCGAAAAGGGGGCCTTTAGCAGTGTGGAACTAACCGTCCTGCCTGCGCCTCTTTTGGCAAATTCAATGGTTACAAGGGCTAAGGATGTCTTCGACGGAACCGCCATGACGTGTTGCGAAGACATTCTTGATCGCTATCCAGAGAAGGATTGCGAAATACTATGGAGGGGGAATATTGGCGGACTCATGGAGGCGTTGGTAATTCAATTGGGACATCCTTTCGTGGATGACGACATCATTGCACGCACTGTTTTATCAACTCATTGCGTTGCCGAATACGAAGGCGGCGTAATCGCCATTGCGTATCCCGACACCGGACGAGCGGAAATCAAAAGGAGAAAAGCATGAAAACAACAAATGAATTCGATCGTCCACTGAAGGTCGGTGATCTAATAGACACGGGATTCACATTTTGTGGATGCCCAATCTTAATCAAGACGATACACGATTGTCGCTTTAGGAGTATTCGAGCATTCAAAAGACAATTCGAGAGGCAGATGTATAAATTTCTGGAAGCCATTTATGGCGCAATGTGGAATGACAATGCCATGTGGACTGGACGAAATTTCGATCCTATGAACCGCAAAGCCGGATTGAAGCGCTCGCATTCCTTCAGGAGCGTGATGTACTTCCCCTACGAAACTCCACAAAAGAAGTGAAAAACATGAAAACAGCAGCCGAGGTATGCCGTGATTTAGTTGACTCATTCAAGGATGGCGATCTTGTTCCAATTGCATTCTGGAATAAAATCTTACAAGATGCCAAAAAGGTAGTTGCGACAGCGGAAGAGAGCGGCGAACTCGAACGCCTGCTGAGACCTGGGGATCAACTCGACACTGGCCTGACATTTCGCGGGCACAAGATCCTACTCGAAATTACAGATCGCTGGTCCGGCCATGCGGCCAGCACTCGTTACAGGGAAGGTGTTGTTCGCGAGCAGTTTGTTCGTAAGATAGTATCCTGCTTCCCGGAACTGTCAAAGTAATGATCCCGCGCCCCTACCAGCAAGAGGGACTTGAAGCGCTCCACGACCACATCTGCACAAAAGATACAAATCCCGGTGTAGTTGTGCCAACGGGCGGAGGCAAGAGTCTTATGATAGCATGGGCTATCCAAATGTGGTTACGGGAGTGCCCCTGGTTTCGTTGCGTCATCCTTGCTCACAGGAAAGAACTGGTAGAGCAAAATTACGAAGAATTCATTAACGTCATACACGATGACGATTTCCAATTTTGCGGGGAAGTGGGGATTTTTTCGGCTGCGCTCAAGCGCAGGGATTACGAATCCCAAATCCTATTCGCCTCGATCGACTCAATCTACAAGAAGTCTGGTGAATTTTCGCCGTTCGATGTCATCATGGTGGATGAGGCGCATCGAATACCGCCAGCCGGCGAGGGGAAGTACATCACGTTCCTGAAGGGATGTAAGCGCTTCAATCCGGCTTTGCGGTTCATAGGCTGGACAGCTACCCCCTACCGAATGGGCTGTGGTCCAATTTGCCATAAAGATCATATGCTACATGAAGTTTGCTACGAAGCCAGGGTGACTGATTTGATTCGCGATGGTTTCCTGTGCGGGTTGCGGTCCAAGGTGGGCGTCGCGATGCCGGATCTTAACGGGGTGAAGCGGCAATCGGGGGGAGATTATGTTATTACGTCCCTTTCAAAAGCAACAAATAAAAGAGATATTGTCGCCGCAGCAATACGCGAAGCCGTGGAGATCATTTGCAGAGAAAAACGATCTCACATCGTATTCTTTTGTGTCGATGTCGCACATTGTCAATCCGTTTCTGAGGAATTGGCCAAGTACGGAATCTATGCTCCGGCGGTTACGGGAAAAACAAAAGCACAAGAGCGCGCCAGAATAGGGGAGGCTTTCAAAAATGGAGACATCCACGCTATATGCAATGTTAACGTATACACTGAAGGATTCAACGCAACTTGCGTCGATTGCATCGTCTTACTTCGCCCCACCCTTTCACAAGGGCTGTTCTCACAAATGGTTGGGCGTGGCCTCCGGCTGCACGCGCATAAGCGTGACTGCCTTGTTTTGGATTTTGCAGGGTGTATTGACGAACACGGGCCAGTTGATCTTCTCGGGGGCAAACCGATTGTCATGGCTGTGTGCGGGAATTGCAGGGAGTCATTTTCCCGTGCCGTGAGAAAGTGCCCGCAATGCGGATGGGAAATTCCGAAAATCGAAATGGAACGACTTGAAGCAGTGGAGAGCAAACGTCGAATGCACGGTGACAAGGTATCGAAGAAATCCATTCTTTCCAGCGAACCGAGTACGCACAAGGTTGATAATGTATTTGTCGGGAGGCACAAAAAAGAAGGCAAACCTGATTCGCTACTTGTTCGCTATCGTTGCGGCTTGTCGATGTTCCGTGAATGGGTATGTCTCGACCATGAGGGTTACGCCGGACAAGCAGCGCACTCCTGGTGGACTAAGCGTTTTGGACCCTGGAAAGCCAGGGGTGGCTCAAAAGTAGATGCAGCGCTTGAGGACTTGTTTCTTCAGCAGGCGTTGCAAGAGTACACGAAGACAATTACGGTGAAGCGCAATGGAAAATATACGGAAATCATCAATTATAATCAACCACTTTAGGTGTCATTATGTCTGTTCTTGAATACGCCTTGCGATATGCCCGACTCGGTTGGCATATCTTCCCATGTGCGCCAAATCAAAAGACACCTCTCACCGCTCATGGAGTAAAAGATGCCACAATAGATGAAAAGACTATTACAAACTGGTGGACCGGACGGCCGAATGCCAATATCGCCGTCGCCTGTGGACGAATCAGCGGAATTCACGTTGTTGACATTGATGTGGGCAAGGGGCATTCTGGATGGGACTCCCTTAGCAGTCTCTGTTCGGGAAATACTGCGCT